CGGCCGAGGAACGGGTATATGGTCGCGCCAATCTCGCCGCCACCCGAGCCTACGGCAGCACCAGACTTCACGATGGAGGACGGAAGGTCGCCAAAGTAGACGGCACCACGGCCCTTGATGTTCGGGTCAGGAACGAGGAACGGGACGGACCCGTCCTTGAGAGGCTTGTCGCCCGCCCGGTATCCTGACACGTGGAACATGGGCGTGTCATAGCCAAGGGCACCCGCCTTTTCGGCAACGCCCATCGCGTTCTTCGACGGGGCCATGGACATTTTGGTAAGGGCGTTGTCAGCCTTTCCGAGCTTGTCCCAGTCGGGCACGGGGTAGCCCATGGGTGCGCGCTTGCGCATGGCTTCAATGAAGCTGGCCGAGTGCTCACCGATGCTGGGGTCCATGGCCATGGCTTCGCTGGCGCGGGCACGGATGATAGGCCCCGCTCCCAGCACTGCCCCGCCCGCATTTGCGGGCGCGGCAAGACCTCCCACGGCGGGCATGAGGTCCAAGAGTTCGGCCAGCGCCGGGCGATCTTGGAACTGGATCAACTGGCCATCCGGCGTGTACCAGCGGCCAGCGTCGTCCTGCGTCTCGCCCGGCTGGGGCGTGTACTCATAACCGTCCATGATGCCCGGTCTGACACGCTGGTTGCCTTGCATGAGGGACTGCGGGTTCAACTCGTACTGGCCAAAGGTCTTGGCAAAGTCGAAGGCACTCGCAAGGATGTCGGGAAGGCCCGAGTTCTGGGTAGACGAAGGGCGCGGTGCTCCAGCCATTTACTTCTCCATCCGCCCGCGCCCTGCGAAGGCCAGAGCGGCTGCAAGAGCCGCCGACATGAGTTCAGCCATCTTGCCGTCAGCCTTGCACTGGCCGCTGCCTGTGATTATTTCGCCCGCGTAGAACACACAGGCGCCCGTGATTGAAAGCCCCACAACAAGTTGGGAGACGATCACGACTGCGATCAGGAAAAACGCAGCCTTCTCCATGTTGAAGGGCTCGTTGCTCACTAGACGTTGCCCTTATTGACAAGGGCGTCAGCCAGCCTGTTCACATCGGCCATGAAGGCTTCAAAGTCCTCAAGGGAGATGACGGTGACGGGAGTTTCCGGCTCCGGGGTCGGCTCCGGTGCGGGAGCTTCGGGCGCAGCTTCGACATAGGCGGCGTTGAATGCCTCCAAGAACTTGCGGTGATACCCGGCAACTGTCTCCGCGCGGTCAGTGCCATTGATGATGCGGCGCGCATTCACGGGATCGTCCACGGTGGCCGTGAAGTAGGTGCTGAGACGCTTCGACGTGAAGTCGCCGTCCCGCATGCCCGCGTACATGACTTCTGCCGCGATGGCGGGCTCAAGGGCGCGTTCCTTGTTGGAGCCCAGCATGTCGATGCCGAGCTTCTTGCCCATCTTGTCGTAGTTTGCTTCCCACGTAAGCTGCACGTAGCCGCGCCCGTAGTAGGGATAGTAGTCCTTGCTCTGGAGGTAGCTCTGGGAGCCGTACTCGCTGATCGGCTGCATCGTGTAGGCCGTCTCATGGAAGGCGGTGGCGAAGCAGTAGGAAATCCAGCGCAGGTCGGGCCAATACTTCTCGTACTTGGCCTCGTAGGCGTCCAGCATGTAGGCCATGCCATCTACCTGCTTCTGCGAGAGCGACCCGCCGAAGGGATTGGCGCGCACCCTGTTGAAGAAGATTTCGCGGTTAATCATGGCTCACCTCAGTTGGAAACTTTGATTGCGGTGCGCGCGGCGAACCACTCGCGGATGCGGCGGCTCTCGGCGGGGGTGTAGAGCTTCTTGTGCTTGATCCCGAGGGCCTTGGAGGCCACGCCCATCCAGCAGGCGGGCGTGCGGTCCTTCCACTCGACGCCAAGACCATGCTTGATCTTCGCGTTGCGGACCTTGAGGAACACCGCCGCGTAGGCCGGATTGTACCAGTACAGGGCGACGATGGGCGGCACGCAATGCGGCGTAGCCTTGGAGTAAAGCCCCGTGTGAGTGGCAGAAGCCGGGACGGACGAGAGCATGACTGCGCCAGCAACAGCGGCGATGAGCTTCTTCATGTTACTTCTTCCTCTTGTTGTTCATGTTGGGGGTTACGGCGTGAAGTACCATTTGGTGTAAGAGCCGACCGTTAGCGACAGGTCGGTCGTCATCGGGATGATGTAGCCATTCAGGCCAGCGTCAGTATTTGGAGCAGGAATAAACTCTGACTTCGCCACGCGCTGCACAAGAGCGTTCGTGCTCGTGTACCACTCGACAAAGGCAACCCGCTGCGCCACCGGGTCCGTGAAGAGGTCGGTGCCGCCGTAGTCCGTCCACCACGGCCTCACGTCAGAGTTTGGCTCTGAGGGATGCAGTCCCTCCCCGCCGCCCGACTGGAACCAAACCCAACCACCACTGACACCATTAGGATCGCCGGGTTCCGACCCCGGCCACATGGGGTATCCGGGGAAGCCGCCAGCGGCATTGTAGGCAAGGCTGTCAAGGATGATGTAATTGATGGGCGGCGGGCCTTCCGGCCAGAACTTCTTCCAGACGCCGCCGTCCTTCACCCACGCTTCCTTCACGTCCTTGTAGACGCCCCCGGCTTTCACACCGAAGGAGGTTGCCGCCTTGAACACGCCACCGCTTTTCTGGAAGACCGCCATTACAGCACCTTGTACCAAACGGTCCCTTCGACGCCCTGCGCGGGGTCGGGGTCAGCAGTCGAAACAATGCCGAGAGGGGCCTTGCTGTCGAGCGAGGTCTGGAGGCTCGTCACGTCAGCAATGGTGTGCGTGTGAGCCGTGGGAGCTTTGCCGTCGAGCGCGGCCTGTAGCGAAGTCACGTCAGCGATGACATGAGTATGCACAGTAGGAGCAGCGCCAACATCAACCGCGTTGAGAACAACATTGCCTGTCTTGCCGTTCACACTATCAACCGGAAAGTCCACGGGGCCAGTGCCACCGCCGCCGCCGCCAGCACCGCCCTGCGCGACCCATGCCGTGCCGTCCCACTTGTACGTGATGCCAGCGGCGTTCGTGTAGGTTTCCCCAACTGCGGTAGGAACAGGAAAATCCATGCTCATGTTAATTCTTCCTCTAAGTAGCCGGGGTTTCGGCGGGGGCCTCGGCGGGGGCCTCGGCGGGGGCCTCGGCGGGGGCCTCGGCGGGGGCCTCGGCGGGGGCCTCGGTCGTCGTGGTCGAACCGTCAGGCGTCGGAGCGGCCTGCGGCGGCACTGCCATAGGCGGCGTGTACGGCGCGGGGAACTTGGCGAACACCATGCCCATCTTCGCGGAGAAGGACGCAAGAGCGGTAAGATCGTCGTTCAGAGCCTCACGCTGGGCCGTCATGATGGCGATCTGGTTGTCGAGGTAATAGGCGTTGCCATTCACCTTGTTCGCGTGATCCATCACTGCTTCAAGAATGAACGTGGCTTCTTCCGCAGTGAAACCAGCGTTGCCGAGAGTGTCGGTAAAGAGCTTGTCGTTTTCCATTTCCATTTTCCTTAAAAGTTAGTTGTTACGGACCCCAGAGAGCCGCGCACGCCTCCTATGGTGAATAGAACGATGCAGCGCAGAAGAGGCCGCGATTGCGGTCAATGCTGTGGGCGGCAGCCGCATAGTCGTACCTAGATTGAGCAGACTGCGTGTAGCCCGACCCGTCGATGTCGTAGTGGCGGGTCAGGTTCGTAATTGATATTGGGCCAGATTGATCGGAGGAACCTGCTGACGCTATGATGCAGCTATTGGGAACAACATTGAACACAGTAGGCGATGGCCCAGAAATCGCTGTTTGCAAGACCTGAACATTGTCGCCAACAAGTCTGAAGATGCCTTGGACGCTACTGCCTGTGTGCGACGAGGTGACGGTAGAGTTGACTACTGTGCCTGTCGGAACGTATCCAGCGAATAACGAGGCACGATTGTATTCTTGGTCTGCCACGTCGTTGTTACCGTGAGTAGTGACCCGTGTCATAACCACGCCGTTGACGGTGCAGCCTGTGTGCGTCACAGTGGTAGTGGCCGTTCTTCGCGTCTGAACCGCCACGACGATGTAACGCTTCGGGTCTTCAGCACCGAGATTGACTGACGTATTAAGGCCCGACCAAACGCCCGTATATTCGAACACGCGAACGCCGGGGACGATGGGAGGCGTCGCCCGCTTGCCGTAAAACTCATACATGCCAAAGTTGCTGGTGCTGAAGTACCCCGTCTGATTGTCGTCAGTCCACCACTGCCTGCCAGCGTAGGCACCCATGTCGAGGCCCCAGCCAAACTCGCTGTTGACCATGCTCATAGCAAGCTGCCCAGACCAAGGAAGGGTCATTACGCGCCCTCCAGCTTCGCAATGCGGCGGTTGAGTTGCTGCACCATCGCAACGAGGTCAGCGATCATCTCGTCCTTCTGGACGGTCAGGTACGCATCGCCTTCGTCGGACTTAGCAACAGGGTTTTCGGCCACGTACTGATCGGAAACGGACTGAGCCTCTTGCGCGATGAAGCCGATTTCCCGCTCGCGGTACTTCCGGTTCGTGAGTTCGCGGCCCTTCTTGTTCCAAGCGAAGGAGACAGGGCGAAGGCCCATTATGCGCTCTTCGTAACCGTCGAGGTCGCGCACCGCCTCCTTGAGCCGCGCGTCAGACCAATAGGAAACGAGGTTGCCGGGAACGAAGAAGTCCAAGTTGTTGGAGTACCAAATCCAGCGGCCAGAGCTGTTCTGGACGCCGCCGTCACCTGTGTTGATATAGAAGTCCCAAAGCAGGCTTCCGGGGTAGTGAAGCGAGAGCTTGGGCAGCGTTTTCTGGATTTGCAGATCACCCGACATGGTGTCGCCCCACTTGGCGACCGCATTGGTGCAATAGTCGGACTGACGGGCGCTATCTACGCGAAGGCCATAGGTCGAAGAACCATTCCAGCCCATGAGGTTCGGATATCCACCCGACCACGCGGAAGCAGAGTTGGTTGTATCAATGGCGGCACCAGTGGGGGCCGTACCACCAGAGGCGTCGATGATCGAATGGCCGTTGCCGAAAGCCTTCCAACCGAGTTCACCGACAACATAGCTACCGACGCCCTTTGTGACCCAATCGCCGTTAGTAGCGGTCGGAACCTTGCTGTCGAGGGCGGGCTGTAGGCCCGTCACGTCAGAAATGACATGATTGTGGGCGGCGGGGGCCGCGCCAACATCGGCTGCTGTCAGCACCACATCGCCCGTCTTGGCGTTCACGCTCGTCACGGGGGCGGTCGTTGCCGCCGGGGTCGGCGTGTAGATCAGGCCGTCAGCGCCAAGACGAGAATAGTTGTCAGCATCAGCAGAGAGAAGCGGGTGAGTGTGGGTCGCATCCGCCGCTCCAACATCTGCCGCCGTCAGAACGACATCGCCAACCTTGGTGTTCACGCTGGTGACAGGTGCATCGCCGCCAGTGGGAAGATCAATCGGCGTGCCAGTAGGGTCGATGTAGCCGAGCTTCTGGTCGGCAAAATTGACATAGAGCGAACCCGTGGGCTGCGAGCCAACTGTGGGGCGAGCGCCGGGAACGCTTGAACGGGAAATCTGAACTTGGGTCATCTGCCCACTCCTAAATCGTTATCTAACGAAGGGTGGGGGAGACACGGATGTCTCCCCCTGCTTGCTTAGGCGAAGGTGCCGCCGTCGATCGGACCCTTGAGAGCCGCGTCGAGCTGGTCGATGGCATCCTGCACGTTCGCGCCGATGGCGTAGGTGTTGCCAGCGCCGTCGAAGGAGACGTTCGCAGCGGCCACGCTCGGCATGCCGTAGTTGAGGGTGACGAGCTTCGTGCCGTCAGAGGCAACCCAATCCTGCCTGCTGGCAGCGACGGTGTTGCCCGTGCCGACGACGGAGCCGGGAACGGTGACGATCCAGAAATAATTTTTACAGAGCGCCGGATCGACATCCGCGATGTTCGCCGGGACGTTCGCAACGCCCGAAGCAGCGGTAATGTCACCCGTGGTAGCGTCGAGCGTACCAGCGAAGATCACGCCACCGGACATGGCGGCCATGCCCGTGTAGATTTCGTTGATGGCCGGGACGAGCGTCTTGGCCGTCGTGCTCAGGCTGGCGAGAGTGCCGCCCAGAACGTCGGTCTTGAGAAGAGCCGTATCGACGAACTTGTTGGCGGTGCCAGCAGCCACGTCGGCGGTAACAGCCTTCGAGACAGTCAGCTTGCCATTGGCGTCAGCGACGATGGTGACGCCGTCAGCGATGCTCGCCGCGTAGCCGGGAGCGACGGACAGAACGCCGTTGTTATCGACAATCGTCGTGCCGTCCACCGAGATCGTGCTGCCACCGACGCCCCACGAAAGGTTGCCAGAGCCGTCCGTGATGAGGGTATTGCCAGCCGCGCCGCCAGAAACCGTGAGGTCGGCAACCGCGATGGCGAGCTTCGCACCAGCAGCGAAGGTCTTCGTGCCGGAAGCGATGGTCTGGTTGCCCGTGAGTTCGACCTGACGGTTCGAACCGACGAGAACCTGGGCGGCAGCGCCGTCACCGACGACGAGGCCGTTGGCGGCAGCGCCACCGACGAATCCTCCTTTGGCGAATGCCAACTCACCCTCGAGAAGGGTGGGAACCGCAACGGCAGTCGCGCCGACGTTACGGAGGATTTGCAGTTTCGTAGCCATTTTCTTTTCTCCTGATTAAAACGATCCGGCGGAAATCGTTCCGCCCCACTGCACAACGCCCGCCGGATCAGCCGTCAGCGCGTCGTTCTGACCGAGGGGTGGCGTGGGAAGCGTTGTTCCCGGCGTGCCATCGCCCCCGAAGCTCGATGTCGGCACCAGCTTGAGTGTGCCGTTACCGTTGGTGACGAGCGCCATGTCAGGCACCATCGTGTCACCAATGTTGATCTGGTCGAGGCGGTCAGCGACGAGCTTCTCGTCGCCCCGTACCCGAATGTCGTATGCGCGCTCTGTGGCCCGGCTCATGATTATGCCCTCGGTGAACAAGTGAATGAGATTGTCTTCCGCTCCTTGCCGGGGATGTTCGACAAGTCCTCAAGCGTGCAGTCGTATGTCGAGTAGCCCGAGGCGCGGAATGTCTTCTGGAACTTGCGGCCCACGTATCCGTCGAAGCCCGTGAGGGTCGAGCAACGGAACATATAGGCTTCGTTGACGTCGCCTTCCGGCCATCCGTCGAGGACAGTGAAGTCCACGACCCAGCCCGCGCTGCTGACACTGGTGCAGTCGTAGAGGTACGGCGGGGTTCGGATTGGCGGGAAGAACCTCGAAAGCGGTCCCGCGCCAGTTCACGGAACCTCCGCCCACCAGCGTCTCGGATGTCGCCTCGGCAAACCGCGTGTCGATCTTCTCGTTGTTCACGACACGCGAGTTGCGGTTCCGCATCTGCCAGCCAACAGGCTGCGCGGTCGCCCCGAAGCTGCCGCTCGTTCCGTTATTGATGAAGTTTGCCACGACAGCCGACTGCCCCTTGGAATTGA